TATTCAGATAGTTAGACGTGTCTGAACTTCATTTTGCTGATGTCCATAGTTTTCTCACCACGACGTTCTTTCATGTCTACTTGGTGGAAGACTACGTTTTTGTTTCCATCAACGATGTTTGCGATAGCTTTTTCAAGCTTGTCTTGTTCAATAGCAGCTTCTTTGAAACCGCCTTCGATCTGGTAGTCAATGACTACGATTCCTCGTGCTTTAATTGTACCATTCCTTTTTCTTTAACGTCTGTACTGGTGGCATAGACGGTTGGTTGTTGTTAACGCAGTTGTCCTCTGCATAGGTTTCGGCAGCTATAAGGAAAAGATTGGTGGACCGCTAGGTGGATTCTGTAATGAGGCCGTATAGACCATCATCTTTACAGGACGTTCTAATGCTTTAGTACGTGACATCCTACGGTTCACTCTAGCACCACTACCCGCACACAATATAAACACCCAAGTGAAAACACTGTTTAACGTAGTAAACTTTGTATTTGTTTTGTAGTGAGCCATTTTACATCTTTCTGAGTTAGTCGGACACAATCTATTTGATCATATTTCCTAGTCATTAGTATTGCTTTAGCACTTGCGTCATTGTCAAGAACTAATGTCACTTTATCGTAAGAACTAAGTGCTTTTCTAATGGGCCTAGTTATATCTGTTCCCAATAAAGACAAGCCCACATAGCCATTTAATTGTGATATAGCACAGGCAGAAGGGACATCTTCTACAAGAACTACGTGTGTCCCAGTACCCACAGTAATACCACCATCTACTGTGCCATACGTCCACCACTTGGCTTTAGCAGGGCGTAGGGAACGTCCTACAGCCCCTGTATGATCTGCATTATAGAACAACACACGGTCTTCTGCAGGGGCATATGTTATTTTGATATAACCTTTCTCATAGGCTACCCATGAGTTTACGGACTTGAGGAAATCAACCGCAGGCTTGTGGTTTTCGACTTTGGTTGTGATTTGAGGTATTGGATAAGACTGAGCCTTTTTCCTTTTAATTGCATTATTAGCAATAAACGCTTTTGCTGCTTCGATACTACGTTTGCCACTATAGGCACCTCTTACATTGCAACTAGCTTTATAACAGTTCCAGATTAACTTTCCGTCATATCTGTCTATGGTGAACTTCTTCTTTCCACCACAAAATGGACAGTCAATAGTTTTCCTATCGCCTTCAGTTATCTTTATATTCTTGATGAATTCTAATTGATCCCTGTAGCTGTACATCATCCAACCTGTTTAGCTAATGGTTATTATATTGCCCCTTTCGGGACAATCCGAAGGATATCGTAAAAATAAAACCTGTCAACACTTAGTTAAGGGTTGGAAGTTATGGGCCTAACAAATAAAGTGACCCATAACCTATTGATTTTATTAGAGTAGCCCAGACCCTGAAGGTCGTAGGTTCAAATCCTACTCCCGCAACCAAGATACTGATTTTAAACAGTAATTCTGTTCGATTTTATTTTTTTCGAGATAATTCTTCATTTCTGGTTCTTTTCTTCCCTTTCTTTAGCCCTTTGGCGTTCTTCTTCATCCATTTCACGGATATCTTTTTCATATTTGATATGATCATCGATGAAATCATATATCACCTGCATGTCTAACTTTGCAGCGGCACAGTGCAGAACTAATTTCAAACCTTCTTCGGCTAGTAGCCCTCTAGCGTGTGCATCCATATGGAAATGATAAGTAGCGGAACCGTCTTCATGTTCCTTTACTTGTTCTACACCGATTATTCCTGCTTCTGTATTCATTCTGCGTACATCCTTAATGCTTCCCACGACACGGGGAACTTCTCAGACATCATTTCATCGATCTGGTTGGCGACTAGCTGACTTTCATATTGCGTGTCAGGCTTACAGCGCAGCGCACACATGTCTGCAAAGGCATCTAGGCTACCTGACCAGTACCATTCAGTCATCATCGACTGTGGTAGCACCATACGGGCTTGTTCAGGTGCAATTCCTACTTCTATCATTCGCTTGTACATTGCTACGACACCTTTGTTATAAAACTCTATTTGTTCACCTAGTTTGTAATCATCCCACCAAACAAAGTTCATGGCATAGTCAGTTATGTCGCCATAACTACCCTGTTTCTTATCTTTACTGCGCCCTCTCCATACTTCAGGTTCGTAAATCTCAGGCTCTTCATCCACGTAACGACGACTGATTTCATTCCAACGTAGGAATTTATGCTTTACTAGCTGCCTAGCCACGAACACAGGGGCTTTAACATGGAAGGAAGCAAAGCAATGCCCGAAGGGGCTAATGTGCTTGTGCTTGGCTAGATACTTGATCAGCTTTTCGTCATCATGCTTCATGGCGTACTTGCCCTTCTGCATATCTATACACTCTAACTCTGACACTTTGTTAAAGCTGACACGGGCTGCATTTACGACAGTCAGATCATCACCCATGTGGTTGATATATTTCACTTCAATCATTGTGCCGCACCTTTCCATGCGAACTCATCAATGTCTAAATCAAGTTCATCATTAAAAAATGCACCATTGTTTTTCTGATACTCAGCGAAGTCTCCATCCGTGAATAGATTATCATTTACAAGTTGATAGACAGTTTTGTAATTCATGGCGTAGTGACGAGCAGCTTGCGAGATAGAGATAAAGTCTTTTCCAAACAGGCGGCAAGGTCGTCCAATCTTCTTACGGAAGGTTCGTTGCGGTTGCTGATACTTATACACTAGCGTTGTCCTTTCATTCGCTTCAATCCACATGTGCAGCACAACCACATGCGCTGCCAAAATACGTGTGCTACGTCTTCACAATCCTTACAGGTCTTCAAAATTCTGGTTCCCCGTTTTCATCAAAATTTGGTGTACGAAACTTGAACTCACGCTTGGGTTCCTCAATAGGATTGTCCAACTCTTCAAGTTGCTGCGATAGCAGGCCCAAGTCCTGCAGGTGCAGTTCTAAGCTAATGGGTATTTCTGCGGTCATCTGCTTTCCTCAATTCCACTCTCATATCTTTAAAGAAGTCCAACATGCGTTCGATCAGCATCGATGCCTGTGGACGGTTAATGCCCAACTGATTGCACAGTTCTTTTTCTAGGGCCTTCCGAGATTCAGTTACTTCACTACTCATTGAAACCTCTTGTTAATGCCTGCAGCCGCAAGCTTTTTGGTGGGGCGCACATAGATGGAAAGAACGTCACGGCTTTGGTGTCCTGTAACACTGCGCAGTTCGTCTTCCGTACAGCCTGCTTCAGCCATTTCTGTGGCCCCTGTGCGTCTAAGGTCACGTAGCTGTAGTTCTGCAGGCAGATTTGCTTCCCGACGTACACGGGCGGCAATCTTATTGTAGCGTCGTCTGTCGTATGGACGCTTGGTGTCTTCGGCAGTCACAATGAAGCCTTCACCACCGTCCTTCAGACGTTCTACCAATCTTGGGGATGCAGGGATTTCAACAAGGGTGTTGGTTTTCTCCTGCTTAAAGCTAAAGACACCATCTTGGTAACACTCCCACGTCAATTGACGCATATCACCAGGACGTTGGCATAGGTCATAGCATAGCAAGGCTAGTGTCCCGATAGAGGGCCAACCCAGAAAGTCTGCAGCCGCAATGAAATCCTTAACGTGTTGTGGTTCCCATAGAACCTCACGGTCTGGAAGCTTCTGTAACCCCATCTTCTCAAAGGGGTTCAGTTGCACACTACCCAGACGCTTACCTACAAACCATATACGACGCAGTACCTTACACGTATGGTTTGCACGGTGCATACTCACTTGTTCACACAATTGAGAATAGATAGCTTCTGCGTGGCGTACCTTAACATTGGCAGCAAGCATGTCCTTGAACAGGACGTTAGAGCCACCAATCCGCATGATCATGATCCCTTGGATCAATTGGTTGTAAGTGCGCTTGGTGTTATCAGAAAGCTTGTTCCATGCGTTGGTAGACTTGTAGGCAGTAACTAAACCACTAACAGAGTGTTCATCTATGTACATCTGACGCTTCTGTGTGCGTTTGTAGTGGTCATAGGCATCTGCAATAGCTTCTGCATACCGCTTGGCATCATTCTGGTTAGAAAATGTCTCAAAAGGCATCCCAACAGCCTTCTGGATGTCATCAGGGGGCGATACATCCCACCGTACACCGTGTCTCTTGGTTACCCGTCTTCTTAAATACTTAACATTACTCATCTCACACTCCATAAGGTTATGGGCCTGTGGTAGACGTTAACTAATGGTCATAAGTAATGTCAATACAAAATCTATCCCTTGATATAATTAATGGCTTGTACTAATATTGTCTCATGTAGGCCCACCTCCCTGTCCTACATTGCCTCATCCACTGGCCCCCGTTGCATGCTCCTCGCTTCGGGGGCTTTTTTATGTCTGAAAAAGAAAAAGGCCCCGAAGGGCCTAAAGAATTACTCGCACGTCAATCGATGTAATTATACCTGTACGACTGCGATATCTATGTAGTCGTCATACTCTTCTGCATCCCCTAGTGGGGATGCCACCACTACTTTACCTACACAAGTGACCCGATAAGACTTACCCCGATCTTCGGCATTCTCAGCGGCATCTAAAAGGGCTTCACCTACTTCCCTTGCCTGTTCTGGTGTTAGTAACATTTATGCCCCTTTCTATTTCCATAGCATTGTTAAAGTAAATTCGTTCAAAAAATACTCGCACGTCAATTTGCATATGACCCACATATAAAGCAAGTCGCAGAATGATACGTATCGTGTATGTGGAACGTAAGAAAACATATCTTAAAAATCAGATCAAGTACAAATTTTAGAAAAAATAATCCAACAAAAAAACCATTTGCAAAGGGCTTTAATCTTTGCAATTCTATCGTTGCCCCGTTGGATATGACCAATCCGAAAACAGGCGGGGCGCAAATCTAAACTTGAAAAGGAAACTGACCAAATGAAACTTTTAGACACAAACGCAAGTAATACCAAAATTGCAAAATCACAAAAGGAAAGCGGATTTCGCATTGCATCGCTTTCGCTTTATCCCGATGACCTAATTTGTCCCGCTGCATTGTTGGCAAATTGCAAAGCCCCCTGTTTAGTTGAGGCGGGTTTTGGAAAGTTTGACAATGTCAGACAAGGGCGCATTGCCAAAACGCAATTTTATCATA